TAAATACAAGTATAGCAAATTGCCACAACAATAATAGCAGCAAGAATAACAATAACCATAGCAGTAATAGACATATAAATTTCCTCCATTTTATTATTTATTTAGATACTTTAAATTCAAAACGTTTTACAGGTGGCTCGTCATTAACAGATGTATAAACCCCTGTGACGCCCTCTTTATATCCAACGATAGGGCAGAGCCATTTATCACCATCTTGATAAATCCCACAAAGTGTAGCAATACCATTCGTACCTAATGTAACTGTTGGTCGATTAGAACACTTCAACCCAACTGTATAGCATTGTCCTACTTGTTTATTCACATTAATAGTCGTGTCAGATTCAATAGTTGTATCAACTTTTACAATAAATGTACTGATATTTTCTTTAGCATTTCTTCGTAAAAGTTCATTCATTAACCACCTACTTTGTTTTCAAGAGTATCTAAACGATTATTAACGAGTTCTGTATTTAATCCAACACCAAAACTCAAATCATCGGTCGTAGACTGTAAATCAGCAATTTGCTTTTCTGCATCAAGCTGTGCGGAACGATTTCCAACATTTTTCACTTGCGGTTTTTCTGGAAAATTTACGTTGTATGGAAACCCTTCTTGTGACGTAATGTCACGTAATGCCTGTCGATACTGTCGCATGGATTCCCTATCAACGTCAGAAATTGGTGCATCATCTACTTGCGTCCAGTCGGTGTCAGACAGCAATTTATCTCGCTTATCTCGTATGGCCTGAGCTTGTTTATCTGCTTCTTGCTGTTTAGCATAAGCAAGCCATGTTGCCATATTATCCTGTACGATTTTTTCAAGTCCATCACGGTCTGGCATAACAAGCAGATATTCATCATAGTTATAAGATATTCCTGCTTCTTTTCCATCTTCTGTTTTATCCTGCACTTCCGTAACATTCTCTCGAAACCGCATTTCAGCCATACCATCAAAACGATGCTCAAACAATAATATATCAGGTTGTACACTTCCGTTTACTTTCACTGCGAATCACTTCTTTCAATAAATTCAAATGCTTACCAAATTTTTGTTTTAGAAAATAGGCATTACAATGTTTAAGCTGCCCATATCTACTCATAAATCCTGCCGCCATCTTAAAACTAATAGATTTGTGCTGATTTATTTTCTTGCAAATTTTTCTATACTGTCTTGCCAGCAACAAGAAATCGCCCTTACGTAACTTTATATGATTACGTCTGAATTGATAACCAAGAAAATCAACAGCACGATTTTTCATAGGAAATATCTGATAATTGTCTTTAAGCTGTAAGCCTATTTTATTCAAATAGGTTGATATAGCTTTGTATGCTTTGTGTAACTTCTTTTTACTATGACTAAAAAGCACCATATCATCGACATATCGTACATAACGCTTAATATGTAAATCCTGTTTAATGTAATGGTCAAGAGATTCAAGGTAAAAATTTGCAAACCACTGCGAAGTATAATTTCCAATCGGTAATCCAGTTGAATAGCTATTTACAATCGTAGCAATAAGATGCAACATCTGTTTATCTTTTATTTTATGTTCAAACATTGCAATAAGTTTTTCGTGTGATATTGATTGATAGAAATGATGTATGTCCAGTTTTAAACAATATTTTGTATTTTTCCAATCACAATCTAGCCAACGTTTTATTGCACGATAACCCTGCTTAATTCCACGATTTGGAATACTTCCGCAGCACCATTCATACATTCCACGCATAATAGCTGGCTTAATAGTATTAATGACGCACCAAAATATAATTTGATTTGGGTAATATGCTGTACTACATATATCACGAATCTTTTTACTTCGAGAATCATAAATTTGCCTTGTGCGGTACACAGGAGATTTATATGTATGTGTTAATAATATTTTCTGTATCTCATTCGCATACTCATTTACATTGTTTAATACATTTTTCACATTCTTTCTTTTTGTTTTTCCACACGCAGAATCAAAAATAGCTTGCTTTATATTTTCAATTTTGCACATATCTTTATAAATATTGCCAATCCTTTTTGGCATAAAATCACCTTGTTTTTATCTTCACAGCCTTTCAATAATTTACTAAGCTATGCCTTTCCGATAAATATTTTTCGCCAATGGGCGAGGTGCTCTAGTAGGAGTAGATTGATAATCAAAATTCTGTACAAGTCAAAAATATATTAAACAAGGAGGCGCGAGCCGATATTGGAGTTGTAGTTGGACGAGCCATTGTTCGCGTTGAGGTAGAAAAGACCAGCATTAGAATCATTACTCCAGTTACCGCCAACATAGGCAACACGCATAGTACAGAATTTCCCTTTTGTAATTTTTTAAAAAATAACAAATATGGCAAGGTCAAAACCTTGGGCGGCTAATCGCCCCCAAACCTCTATTACGAGGGCAGGACAAGGAGGCGCGAGCCGATATAGTAGAGGGAGTTGGACGAGCCATACGCGTAGAGGGAGAAAAGACCAGCATTAGAATCAGAAGTCCAGTTACCGCCAACAGAGGCAACCGTCCAACCAGAGTTGTAATAATAATAATCGCACAAATAGGTGCTACTACTTCCACTTACTACTGTGGGAATCTGCACCCACGGATTATTTGTATCAAATCCAGTTTCGGAAATATGGCCATCTCTTTGTAATTTACTATATCCGATTTTTGTATAATTTGTTGCGGTGTAATCCGCAAATTTGGATGGGTTCAAGCAAACATAAATATCTACATTGTCAAAATTAATGCCATCTCTCCATTCGTTTACATTTCCCCACAGGTTTTCAATGCCACGCCAAACGACTGGATTATTACTGCCTGCCGTACCAGTAACCGCGCCTAAATTATCTGTTCCACCTGTATTTACAGCCGCACTACTAATTGCATTTCCGTTTCCAACCGCACTTTGCGTATTCAAGCTTGCAGTTTCAACCATCATCAAAATTTCTAACTCAAACTGTGTCGCCCAATCTGCTTGACAATATCCCGCACCACGATTTGCAAATCCAGCACGAAATTGTGCACGAGTTTTATTTACAAATGGCGCAACACCAGAAACACTTTTAAAACCACTTGTTGCTTCATATGCACCAACATAGATTTTGTCCAGTCCGTTCGGGTAATCGTCGCAAGCCATATGCCGTGGGGCGACCAAAAAACCGTCCAGCGGAATGTCTGAAATCACAAAGTCGCGGTATGTGCCGGAGGCCTCAACCTTATACCAAAACTTTGGTATTTCCACCATCACATCGCCGTTTGTGCCACTTCGTGTGAACCCTGTTTCACCCTCGTAAGCTGTTACAACACCATTTACAACATTACAGGTTTTAATATCTTTGTAAATTGGCTTGCCATCAAAGTCGCTATGATAATTTTGTGTTGCTGATTTTGCTTGAAATGTAAAATTTTCTGAATCATACAAGCGTTCAAGCGTAGGAGATTTAGCTTTATAATACCAACGGATGCCATATTTTACATATGCTTGTGGTATTGCACTTACACGATTTGCTTCATTAAGATTATACTGATTGGTAGTAGAATACGGAAATACTCCATAATAGTAAGTCATTCCATTTGTTAATCCACCGTCTGTATATCCAGAGTCTTTAAATGAATCTCTAACTTTATTATCGACTAGAACAGTTCCGTCATATTGATTTTCTGGATAGCTACCGGCTTTACGAACAACTTTTGTTCCTTCCCATTTTGCCAATGTGATTCCATCAACAATGGTGTCTGCTGGGTCAGACCATTTAATTATCAGTTGTTCATTTGCAGGTTCTATTGACAATCCGCTTACATTTGCAGGAGCATAACCCACCTGTTTTGACGAACTTGGTATATTAAAAATTGTAGGCATATATTACAAATCACCTCTTATAATTACTCGAATCGGAATATCTATTGCAGGTTTTTCTCCGTATGTTAAAATAGAGAAAACATTATTTGATTGAACCCCTTCTCTTAAATTGAGGTCGATTAATGTATTCTCCTGTTCATCCGTCATATTGGTTTCCGGTAAAATTTGTTGTAAACTTGTGGATGTAATTCCAACCAAATTAATATTATAGGAAAATGGAGGGGTACTACCTTGCCAACCACTAGCCAATAAATTTACATGATGTAATGTGCTAATTCCTGCTTTATAAATATCATTTGGATATAAATTATCGTAAGTTGAAGCATCATTTTTGATATGTACAGTGATATGTCCAGAGTCTTCTTTCTCAAGCCATATATCACCCTCAGCTTGATTCTCTGGCTGATTCACAGAATATAAAATTTGCTTAGGATTAAAAACTACCGATTTCCAATAATCTGGTGAAATATCTGGTTGCTTTCCATAATTCGCCTGTATACAAACATATAGCCGATTACTATATGGAACACAATCTTGAACTACATAATCATGAGCACTATCCCATGTAACAAAGAAAGCCATTCCAGTACCAGAAGGGCCTTGAAATGTAATTCTATCCCAACTATCTGTAGTAGGCAATGTACCAATAGGCACATCACTACTATTACATAAATAAGCTTTATATTTATATACAACTAAATCAAACATAGAATACTGTACAGCGTTATCAAATTCACCTTTATTATGTACAAGTGTTGTTACTGTAGTTCTAAAATCGCTTGTATAAAAACGTTCTTGAGCTATACACATATCATAAAGCAATTGAAATGTTTCATGCGTAATAATTGTAGTTTTTAAATCAGGATGTTGAGTAAGTATATCAATAGCAGAACTATCATCTCCTGATTCTTTATAAGTGTAATATTGATTTACTAAATCTTTGTTTGCACTTGTAACATCTGAAAATGTAAGATTCGGATCTAAAGAATTAGGAAAAGCACAAGTTAAATCTGAATAAGTCGCACTCATTAAACTCCTCCTTTACAAATTT